CTAACTTTTGAACCGTGTGTAGTATTAAATCCTTTGCGGAATTTACGTACATGACCTTTGCGTATAGGCTCACTTACAAACAAGCCCGGTACGTTTTCTTCGCCAACGTCATTAATAACAATAAGTGCTGCTTCACCTATGCTATTGTTCTCAACACTCCACTATATGCTGTTTGCACTACCGCACTCTTGTTCAAGGTAACGTGCAATGTCCGTCATAATGCGTATCTGTGCAGGTATAGCTGTGGTGTTGTGTCGCCACTCTGCTACTTGCTCATAACTAGGAAGTTCAAACACTTGTATGGCTGCGTAATCGCCGCCGGTGCCCATTGCAGGGTCTAGTGCTATAGCGTATGTAGCATCTTTCTTGACCTTTTTATACCAACGTGTTTGCCCCATGTTCATCATAGGTGACTTGCCTTCCATAGTAGCAAGATGTAAACTGTTTATAAGAGTTTCATCAAAGACTAAGAACTCACATCCATATTCGCGGCGAAACTTTTCTTCGCCTATACGTCCAATTTCAGCATCTTTCCATTCGTCATCTCTGTCAGGATGTTCCCACCAGTTTGCCATAAATGCACGGAAACCATTGACACCTACATCACTTTCATTTCCATGTTCATCAAATCTATTTTCAGCTTGCTTCCATATAGTAGCAAATGTATCTTCGTCTGAGTTAGGTGTGCTAGTAATAATAGCACGACCACCTGTTGCTAGTGTAGGTGATATCGAAGTCCAAAATTCTTCTGCTATGTTAGGCATAACAAATGCAAACTCGTCACAGTAAAGTAACGAGATAGACATACCACGTCCTGTGTTGCCTGTTGTTGTTTGCGATACAATACGTGATCCATTCTCAAACTCTATGCTACCTTTGTTATAACTTGTAACACCTGCTCTAATATGATCAGGACACATTTCATACACATAACGGATACGTTGCATAATCTCTTGGGCACCTGTGTATTTGTGTGCAGCTATAAGGATTGTTTGATCTGGGTTAAACATTGCATACCAAGCAAGGTAGATACTAGCACAAGTAGTTTTACCCGTCTGTCTTGGCATCATGTTGATATTGAATCTGTAGTTGTGATATGTTTCGAGCAATCCTAATTGATATTCAAAAGGTTCAAATAATAATTTTCCTTTTACAGGATGCTGTATATAGGCAAACTTATTTGCAAAATAAAGATAACCTTTTTCAGGATCCATGCAAGACATAAGATCCTGAATTTGTTCTTCAGTAAACGTTTCTTGTTGATTTGCTTTTTTGGTTAGTACACCGTCTAAACTTTTTGACATACTATATTTAACCAATAAAAAAGCCCCTTTCGGGGCTTTTGGTTATTTTAACTTTTTATTCAATGCTTTTGCAAGCATATCTGCATACTGCTCTTTCACTGCCATTGGATTGTCTCCACGTGGTGTAGCTTTATACGATTTTTTAGGCTTATTAATGCCGCCTGCTAAGTCATGCGTAATATACTGTGTATCTGCATATGTTTCGTCAGGTTCATTTTCGTACTCTTCTTCAACAGCATCTTCGCCCATTCCGCATGGTGAACCCATGTCATGCGAGCCGCCACATGTTGCACATCCTGCAGGTTCTGGAGCAGGCATCGCCATGATTTTTTCTACATCTTGCATTCCTGCATTTTTAAGAATGCCCATTAGTTCTGCTACTTCTGCACTGCTTGCACCATTCATTGAAATATTCATTGATGCTTCGTTTACGCTTTCGTTTGGTTTAGTCAAATCATTCCCCGGTGTGTCAAATCCGCCCGGATCTGCTTGTTGCTTCATTTTAGATATTGTTTGTGATCCAGCATCACCATCTGCTCTAAGTCCGTTATCTTGCTGATACTTTCTTACAGCAGCTCTTGTAGCCGGTCCATATTTGCCGTCCTGTGCAATTCCTAATATACCCTGTAGCTCTTTAATAGCTGCTACTTCGTCTGGATCATTTGCTAATCCACCTTTGTTTTTTCTCATAAACTGTAGTAGTGGACTTTCTGGCTCAGGTGCTTTTTCAGGTTCTTTAGGTTTAGTAGGTGCTGTGCCTAAGTCATCACCATCTCTAGGTTCTTTTGGTGCTGTAGGTGCTGTGCCTAAATCGTCACCGTCTCTTCCAGGAATTTCAGGATCAGTTTTCGGTTCTGGCACAGTAGGACTAGCTGTTGTATCTTTTGGTTCATTTTCGTCAGGATCAGCTACTGGTTGTTCAGGTGATGTTGGAGCCATGCCCTGTATTCCATTATCTTCTGGACTTGTAAATTCAGGTGACGGACTATCTGTGCGTCCTACTGGAGGAACTTCTAAATCATCTACAGGAATATAAATTCTATCTGCATTTGATCTTGTTGGTGCTTGCGGAGCATCCTGATTGTATTCATAGCCTGATAAACTATTAGCTGTGTAAACTTCTTGTCCGCTTTTAAAAGGATTAGGAACTTTTTTTGACACATCTACAACAAGGTATCTATCACCTGATTGAACAATAACTTTACCTTGCTCCATTCCGTATCCACGTGGCTGCGGATCAAGTATTGTTTTTTCTTTACTAGCTGTAGAAGCCTGCTGACCTGTTGTAGCTTTAGGTGCTGATTTGAGTGCATCTACAACTTTATCAGACGTCACTTCGGGTGCCTTTGATTCAATATCGTCTGCAATAGCTTCTGCTTCTTTATCTCTAATTCCTAGCTTTGTTAATACTGCATTAAATGCATCACTAACAATACCTTCTTGGACTTGTTGATCTGTTTTACCATAAACGTCAGCAACTTGTATAAGTTTTTTAAAATCTGTCATGTTAGTTCCCCACCACAGCTTTTGTGTTCATTTTAGGATCAATGTCTGCACTTTCGCCTTTAGGTACGCCAGCCATAGGATCTTCTTCACGTTCGCCGCGTGTTTTTTCTAGTTCTTTAAGCAGTTCCATAACTCTATTATCACCAACAGTTTTTTGGGCTTCAGGATCACCGCCCATGTCTTCTTTGGTCATTAACACTTCGTATGGTTTATCTTCTTTCTTTTCTTGATATGCTTCTAATGGTTCGTTTTCACCTCGTACTACAATATGATTATCGTGTACCTTACATACATCCATTAGTAGCTTTTCTAGTACAGGTCCAGTAGTTGGATACTTTAATTCGGCATCCCATGTGCTTACTTCACAATTTTGTAGTTGTGGAAAATCTAAAGGTGTTTCCTGTATAGGTGATATTTTTGGACTAGACAAATTTGCAAGTTCAAACTTTCCTAGTGCCATTTTCATTTTATCGCTACAATCTTCTGGTAACTCGCCTGCAATACGTATCTTCCAGTTATAGCTTTTTTCTGATTCTGTTAAGTATTCTTTAAAATTTTTCATGTTATTGATCCTATACACTATTTATCCATGTTCTTTAATCTTTCAAGCAAACTATTGCGATCAGTTACAACATATCCTTCTCCGTTAACGATACCAGAAACGTCACTATTACTATCTTTGTCTTGCTTTTCTTTCTTTAGTTGCAGTTCAATCATTTTTAGTTTCTTGTCCATCTTTGCAACTTTAGCATCAAGACTAGTTTTGAGCATACTGCCTGCAACTTCAAATACTCTACCTGAATAACGACTTTCAACGTTCATGCCTAAGTCCATTAGATCTTCGTAACTTTGCAAAGCACGGTCTGCAATATCTTCAAGCTCGCTATCTGCTTTGTCGCCTAAACCTTTGACTTGCGGAAGTGCTGCTGTAATCTTATCAAACTCGGCCATAGAACGCATAGTTTCTTCTTGTTCAACTACTGCTGTTTCTACTTTAGATTTCTTTTTTTCGTCTTTGATTATTTCTTTGCTGTCAGGCAGATTCAATAAATCTTCAAGTTTTTTAGTCATCACAGGTTCCATTAAATACTATTATATTTAGTTGAAAGTATAACCAAACACAAAATCTACTTTGTGTTTGTTGTATATAAATTCTTGTAATTCCTCATCATAATAATCTTGATATTGTGTGTGTGAACTTGTGTTTATTAGAGGAAATGGTTCATAACAATTTGTCAAATCTTGAATATGTGTAAAGTGTTCATGTATTTGTTCTAGTTTTATAATGTAATCAACACCACCACGTATTTTATGAAGTTGCGGTCCTATTGTTTTTTCTGTCATTAAATATTCTTTTAATGTTAATGTTTCTAGTTTTTCAATTTGTCTGTCAAATTTAGTAGGATCATTTCCTCTTGCTATACAAGCAGTACGTCTTCGATATGCCCTGTATTTAATGTAATGATAGTAGCTAATTTCTCTAGCATAAGGATTTCTTATAATAGTAAATATGTATCCTGGCTCTTCAAATCGTCTTTTCACTTTCTCTGACGAAGCATGTTTACCTACAATTTTGTAATACGACCCGGGTTCTAAATTTTCAGCACACCATTTTTTAAAACTACTACCACCGCACTTCTCTATGTGTATAAACGTAATTTTTGTTGGTGATTCAATATGTATAGTCATCCTCGTCTACCTGTATGGAAAATATCTTCTTCTGTAATAACCCTAAAGAAAATACCCTTTTGTTTACACCAGGCTCTTGCTGCTGTCCATTTGGCTTGATTGATTACATAGTGTGCTTGGTTAGCTCTACTGCGTCCAAGGTTTTCTTTTACTGCTTGGTTTTTCGGTTTTACTTCTATTAGTTCAACTTTTTGTTTGCCAGTTTTATCTGCATACACTACAAAAAAATCTGGAACATATATTGTTTGTTTACCTGTTAAAGGATTCCTATATGGAATTTGCACACTTTCACTTGCCCATTTTGAAACACTATTATGTTCGTCACAAAACTTCATAAATGTAAATTCCCAACTACTTCTAAATGTAGGACTTTTTGTGCCTACATATTTTTCTGGAAATTTACACTTGAATTTTCCTTGTGCAAATCTCATGCAACAACATTCCTATTATCAAGTGCATTAGTTTTCGCTGTTGTTTTTACACCTAGTGTGCTTGTTTTTAATCTATTGTAGTTTAGAACTTCTGCAACTACAACACTTAATTGGGCTTCATCTAAACCTTTTAAAGTATCAAGTAGTTTGAAAACTTTTACATCATCCAGTTTTGCTTGCTGTAATAAAACTGTGCCTGTTGTAATGGCGGAGCTTTTTTCAAATCCTCTTTTTTCAAAAAAGTTTATTACTGCATCTACTTCATTTGCATTAAATTCTAATTTTTGGTTGTAATAATTATCAAAGAAATTTGTAACTCTTTTATCGTTAGTTTGTTCTGTATTAGGTAAACTAGACATTATTATACTCCAAGTTTCTGATCAAGTGCAGCTTGTATAGCACGATCATTTTTAACAGTTGCATATTCTGCTGCTGCATCTGCTCTACTTCCGCCTGTTCTTGACTGGTAGTCTTTTATATATTGTCTTTCTCTTGCACTAGCTAGTGCTGCTGGATTTGTTTTTAAGTTTCTATTGCCTGCTATTGCAGTAGCAGCCGCTACACCAGCTGCTGCTATAAGTAAATCTTTGCCGCCGCCGCGTCCTGAATTTTTTGGAAATAGAGTTTGTGCAACACCACTTACATTTATTCCTGCTGCACCACCTATAGCATCAGCTAATAAATTAAAGCCTTCTTGACGCAACCCTTCTTTGCTTAGATTGCGTACATTACCGATTAAGTTAACACCCATAAGTACACCTAAAAGTGGATTTTTATATATGTCGCCATCTGCAATAAATTCATACAAGTCTAAAGCACGACCTATTGCTGTTCCTAACCCACCAGCTGTTCCACCAGCTGCACTTAACGAACTCGGTGTAAGATCATAATGATCCTGACCAAAGCCTGTTGGATTGCCCTGTCCGCCAATTTCAATTTTATTACTTTCATAAAATACCGATTCATACGCAACAGTAATTGTATTCTCTAGCATGCCAGCAGCATCTGAATTATCAACAGTATCGTGTTGGAAACTTGTTAATATAGGATTTACTAATGTGTATGTAGTGTATATACCTCTAGCAAGTGTACTAATCTTAATCGACTTAAAAAATGGTACACCTGGATTATTATTGTCCATACCAAACTTGTATCTGTTAAAATTTGTGCCTTGGTATGTATTGTCTGGATTTGTTGAATAAGCTCTACCATTATCTATTATTTGGTTGCCGTCAGCAAAATAATATCTATAATAGGCTTGTAGTAATGCAGTAGTAAGTCCTAAATTATCATCATGAAAAACAATAGAAACTGGATCATAAGTAATATTTGTTTGAACATTCTTTACTTTATTATATTGTTTCTTAGTTTCTACTTGTGGAGTAAATTTTGGTAGGTCTGCTCTTTTGACTAGCATACCTATTTCATTTATGCCAGCACCGTTTCCTGCTTCAAACAAACCAGGAATAATACCTCTACCTTGCGGTGTAAGTTCAAAGTTTACATGATAAAGGAAACTGTGCTTTGGAGCAAGTCTAAAATTATTGTCTACATATAAGCGACTTGCATGTTGATAGTCTGCAAGGTTGCCCTTTGGATTACCAACGCTTCCTGCTACCGAATCTAAGAATGAATTAAATTTACTGGCCATACTATATTTATCACTGCAAATTAACTACGTATATAATAAAAAAGGGAGGCATAATGCCCCCCTTTGCTAAATGGCTATTTGATTGTATTAGGCTCCACCGCCTGTTACTAGTGTATTCACTGTACGTCCAATCGCTGTACCAACACCTGTACCTTGTGGTGATTGTATAGCATTATCGTAACGTATGTTTAGTGTAACACTTACAGGATCAGTTGAGTTTGAGTATGCTAGTGTGTTATAGTTGGCACTTTCTAAGTAGCAACCATATAGCTCAAATGTTTCAAGCACTGTTGGTGTATTTGCACCATTGCCGCCATCGAGTATTTCTATTCTTGTTACAAATTTATAATCTTGTCCTGAAGCAGCACTTGACTGTTCGAAGAAGTCGAACTGTTTCTGTAGCTGTTCACCAACAAGTTTTTGTACATTATTGTTTACATCTTCACGCAAGTTAAGTGTGATTGGTTCCCAAGTATGTTTACCTGCTAGGTATACTCTTGAGTTGTAAACATCAATAGTCATTTGTTCAAAACTTACATTTGGACGAGTAACATCAATTACTTGTTTTGTAAGTTCTGTAGTTGGTGTTGATACGCCAAAGTTTTCCAGGCTCACTCTAAAGCGATACTGTAACTTCGGCATCAACAAACCTTGGTTAGCAGCTGAATCGCCGCTAGCCAAAGGTACTGTAATTTTTGATAATGTTGAAATAGCCATTTATTTTGCTCCTAGTATAGTTATTTATGCGATTATAATCCCGCAATTTCTCCTGTGTTCTTTAAGCGTAGTGGAATGTAAATGAACTCCACTGCTTTTACAGGCTCAATAGCAATGTCTAAGTATAGCTCATTTCTATCAATTCTAGCTGGAGTGTTGTTTGATTCATCACATACAACTAGATAATCATACAAGCCTCTTTGTCCAACTAACTCAAGTAGTAAACTTTCAGCTGCTTGCTTGATCTCATCACGTGTGATCTTATCGTTTGGTTCAAAGATATAAGGCTTAGCAAGTTGATTTAGCTGACTGCGTAGATAAATTACAAGTCTTGCAACGTTGATTCTATCTAATGCACTGCTACCTCTTGCACGAGTCTTTTGTCCAAAGTTTACAAGTCCTGCACCTGTGATAAACGTAATTGGGTTCACTGCATTCGAATATAGTGTATCACGCTGACCTTCGTTAAGTGCAACACTTACAAATTCGCCTTCAGCATTCAAGTAACCTGTTGATGTAGCGTTTGTAATGCCGCCACGTCTTGTACCTGCTGGTGCAAACCATGGGAACGATACTTGGTCGCTTAGTGCAATAGTGCGTAGCATCATGTGACTTGGCGGAACAACTACATTGTTACCAAAGTTGTCACTTGTAAATCCGCTTGGATAAAACACACCCATGTACTCGTCTCTACTTACAAGACCATCATCATTATCCTCTACTGCTGCATTTACGTTTGTTGCCCATTCGTTTAATGCAGTTGCGTTAGGCTCTAGTCTCATCGGTGAGTCACCTACGATAAACGCTGTTAGTCCTCTATCATAGTTTAGGCTTACCATTTCACCAATTAGCTCTGGATAACCAGGTGTTGCCATTAAGTTAAACAGTCTTGATTCATCATCTCTGATGTCATCATTATTATTAACTACAGCTTGTAGTGCTTGTACAACAACTTTACGCTGTGCTTTACGTCCAAAGCTACCTGAACCATCTGCTTGGTTGCCTGATTCTGTTACCCAACGGTGTGGATAGTAGTTTGCCATGCTTTCGTCACTGTTACGTTCGTTTTCTTCGTTAATGTCAATATAGTTTCTTTCGAAACGCTTAACATTGAAGCCGCTCTTGCGAGTGTTCCATAGCAGCATACCTTTTGGATAAAGTGCAGGATCTGGAGCATCTGGATCTAAGTAGTTGCTGTTTTGTAGCTCTGCTATAGTTCCTGAAGGTGCCTTGGCGTTTGTTCCGCCTGTACCACCTGATGTACCAAAACGTGCATCTGCAAACAATATTCCGTTTTCAGTTGTTTGATCTGAAGAGTCAATTGCACTGCCCCACTTTTGATCAACTGTTCCGCTAATGTTAGAGTTATATACATACACCCTTGGATAGTTTTCTAAATCGCTAGTGTCAATCCAAATATCACCTGTTACTAGTGGTGTTCCGTCTGACTGTTCATCAGGTTGGCTTGCACTTACGATAGGACCTAGTGGATCTGTGTCTGGGTATGCTGTTGAATCTTTGTAGCCTACCCATGATGTACCGTTATGGTACATTAGATCAACTTCGTCTACAACACTGCTATACCATAGCTGACCTTGTGCAGCAAGGCTAGTTGGACCGTTGTCACTAGCAGTGTATGTTAATTCTCTCCAGTTTGTTGCTTGGAACTGCTTAGGGTTAGTAGAAGCAGTTGTACCATCAACAAATGCTAAGTTTGCAGTTGATACTGGATCGTTTGCATCAAATGGCTTGTAGCCAATATTATCAAGTAATCCGTCTGTGTCAACAAACTTGATTTCTCCACCTTGTGCATGTGAAATAACAATTTTCTTAGCACTGTTAACACTTGCACTTACATTTGCTACGTTTGCATTATTAATCGCTGTAGCAATAGCTTCACTGTCGCCTGCTGCACTACCAGTTGTTGTAACGCTTACAGTTTTTGCTGTTGTGTAAGTTGTGCTGTTCTTTTCACTTGCTTGGATTGTAAATGTAAATGTGCCTGCACCTGGAGAAGTTGCTGTAATAGCAGCACTTGTTATAGATGTAGCACCTGTATTTTGTCTTCTATACAATGTAAAGTTGACTACAGGAGTAGTTACATTTGCAACATTTGCTTTTGCATATACACTACCTTGTGCAATGTTGATGCCGCCGCCTGTTGAATCTAAGTTTTTAAGAGCAGTTACATTATTATCATAAACTGGAGCACTTACTCCGTCCCATAATAGTGTGCTGCCATTCCATTGTTTTACACTTAGGTTAGCACCGCCATTTGGAGCAGTTGTTTTAAACCAAATGCTTCCTGTTGGACGTGGATATGTATCACCTGTTTTCCAGCTAGGAATGCTTGTATGAGCAGCAATACTAACTGCTGGTGGATAATATGTTCCTGCATCAATGCCTAGTGCAGTTAGTTTATCAGCATCACCTCCGATAACTACTGGACCACCTAATGTTGAGTCATCTGCTCCACTGCTTGTTCCGTCGCTGTAGATTTCTAAAAAGCCATCAACTACTGCTGCTGATATGCCTGGAATTAATAGTCCATTAATGCTTGTTGCAACATCGTTAATTGTGTTAGCACCGACTGAAACTGCTGTACCATTGATAGTAATATTTGCTGCTGGTGAGCTTAAAGTTGGGTTTGCTTTAGTGCCTTTAACAGTTGGCCAACTCTTTGTCCACTTGTCGCTTCCTACTTCTACCCATTCACCTGCTGTTACACCTTGTGCATTTCCTGGGCTCTTGTACCATAGCTTATTCAGTGTGGTAACTGCTACTAGTGCATAGTCTCCTACTGCACCGATGCTGCCTTTAGGTGTGTAATCTTGTGCGTCATAATCAACAACTTGATCAGTACCTGTTAGCACTGTAGGTGTCTTAGTAGTAAATGTTTGACCACCTGTTTTGTTGATTCCAAGTCCGTTCCATTCTTGAATACCGTACTTGCTTGAAGCTGTATCAAACCAGTATGTTCCGGCTGTTGGATTTGCTGCTGGTGCATCTGCTGACGGTTCTAGTTCTCCTAGATCAACGTCTGCTCTTACAACGTATGCTCTGTTGCTTACACCTAATAGTGAGTAAGCAGCCTGCAATCCATATTCGTTTAGTTCGCCGCCGTGTACTGGATTGTTGTTCGAATCCACTTGGAAGATCGGATCTCCAAATGTTTCTGATAAATCTCTTTGTGATGTTAGCAAATAAGGCTTACCTGCATTTGCTTTTAGTGTACCTTGTGCTGTGCCTGTTCCTGCTGCATTTGTCTTGTTAGACTTAGATGCAACAAAAATCATTGGTACTGTACCTGGTTCAGCGGGTGTGTAGAAACTTTCGTCTATTACGCTGACCTGTACTCCTGGTGATGTTAATGCCATATTATTTCTCCTATCGGAACATATTAATTGTATTTAGCAGACTAGACTAAAAAATATACGTAAATACACTGTAAAA